GGCGGTTGCACGCAACGCTGCGGTGTGGTGATGTCGTACACGCCGCTGCTGAGACAGTTGTCAGCATTGGTGTCATCGGAGAACTCCATGTCGACAACGGCTTCAGCGCCGAGCACCGGTTGGGAGTTTGCCACAAACAGAGGCTGTTCAAGAGAGGGGTACACAACCATGTCGAGTTTGGCAGAGCTACCTGACACACCAGGAGTCTTCACCGTGAACCTGGAGTTCTGTGTGAGAACCTGGTAGGAGGTTCCGTTGATGTTGACGATTGGGTTTGCGATGCCGAGTAGCTGGTAGACGTTGAGCATGGCGAGAAGCACCTTGTTGGTTTTGTGCTCGAGCGAGAGGCGCATCCAAGGGGAGAACCCTGCGAACTTGTCTGGGACGGGGCGTGGGATTGACCGCACGTTTCCGACGATCGCTTTGTTCTGTTGCTTGCGCTTTTTGGGCACTGGGCGTGAAGGTTTGGCTTTCTTTGGCGGCATGGCGGACTGGCGTTCAAAGACCCGTGGGTGCGGTGAGTTCAAAACTCCCTCCGGTTGACCTTTATGCGCGGGGAGGGAGTAGAGCTCGTGAATGCGATAATCAGGCCAGCACAGGGACCTTGCAATCTGCATGTCAGAAGATGCATCAAGCGCAAAGCGCTGGCACAACTTGTCGCGGTAGTCTCTGAATTTCTTGGCATCGGGGTGGTAGAAGGCCTCGATGTAAAAGGCAGCGGCCCGAGCCAGCTTGACGGCGTCGGTTGTGCTAGAGCGTACGTACGCCATGCTCGCCATGAGTTTGTCGGCGCAGGGTACTGGCACAAACAAGTCATCTACGCACCTGGTCTCGTGGCTCAAGAAATCCAACTCGCTCCAGTGTCTGGGGCTTTCGCACTCCGTGGTGACACCTATGTCGTACCTCCTCAAAGCGTCGCGAATCTTGTTGAAGGTCACGAACTTGTGGGCTGCTGGTGAGAGGGTGAAGGTGTTGTCGTCACCAACAATGACCACCGCCATGTGTTCGTGGATGTTGAGCTGCGGTGCCAGCCAGGACCACCAAAGGTGTTGGAAGAGACGGTCGGCGAATGTGGCTAGGATGAGCGTAAGGAAGTCGCCTGACGGGTTGCCGTTGAACTTCCTACACACTTCACCATTAGCCATAGCCATCGTGGTGTATGGCAAATGTCTCACATAGTGGTCAACGCGGGTATGGAACTCCGCTGACTCTTGAGCGCAGGCGGCGTGGAGGAAACGAGCGAACAAAGTCATAACTACCACATTGACAGAAGCTTCGAACTTCTCGTAGTCCACGCTGTAGCCAGAGTCGAACTTCCTCAAACGCCCGATGATGTGAGTGTGCCACCCGCGGTAGAACTTGGAATGCCCAACCACATGGGGGGAACAGGGCAGGACATAGTTCGCGTAAAACCGCTCCGCCAC